CCTCGGGGCGCGACCTTGCGGTCGGTTGCCCCTGGTCACGGAGGCTGGTCACCCGGCTTTTGGACTCGCGAGCTTGTTGAGTCAACTCGTCGCGGAACTCCAGCAGGATGGCATCCTCCATCGCCTTGATTGCGGGGAGATCAGAGCCTTCGCTCCACATCTTGCCCATGCGGTCAAGGACGTTGCCCCAGCGCTCACCTTCGGTATCCCTGGCCTGGGGATAGCGGTCCTCAAGTGCTACTCGGGCTCGCTCCAGCTCCGTAAACAGGAGCTGTTGCTGTACAGCCTGCAGCGCTGATTGTTGTTGCTCAATCAACTGCTGCATCGGCTGTACTGCCGCTTGCTGAAACTGGACAAGCAGCTCAGTGCCTGACTCGTCCAGACCAAGATAGTCAGCTACTGCCGTTGCCTGCTCAGTGAGGTTGGCGACTCTGGGTTGGTCCGGGTTGGGCTCTGCTTGGCTTTCCCCGGAGTCCTTGTCGGTCTCTTCAGCTTGCTCTGGCTGTTGCCGCTCTCGCAGCTTGCGGTCTACGTCTGCCTGCACCTTGCGCCTGTGCTCCGCAATGGAGATCAGCCGCTCGGCAGGCAGTGCTTCAAGGTCTTCAGGCGTCCAGCCGTCCCGCTTAAGGACAGCCATAGCCTGCTCGTGTTCTTCAGAGAGCGACGGCGCCCCGCTCTCCTCTTCATCCCTGGGTTCCCCCCCCAGCACCGAAGTCTCTTCCGGGGCGCCGCCTGCCTCTACAAGATCGTCTGGATCGGGCTCGCCGTCAAGCTCCATCAGGATCCTGTCCTGCTGCTGCTCCGGCGTCTCCTCGGTCGGCTCAGACGTTTCCGGCGCGGGAGCCGCCTCTTGGGGCTGCACCGCTTCGGCAACCTGCTCAATCTTGTTCTCTTCTTCAGTCATGTGTGCCTCAGTTGTCTAATCACATTTCGTCGTAGTGGACTTCAGCGCCCTCTTCACCGCGAGCACGGCGAGCAGACTCGTGAGCCTCTGCCATGTTGCGGAAAATGGGCCGCCCTTTTTTATCAAACGCGCCCTTGTGATGCTTCCAGTTACGGGGCATCTGGTTGGAGGCGAATGCGTCATCTTTGCGCACAATGATGCGCGGGTTAGATCGGGTCATGGTTTTCTCTTGGTGTGTTTCTTCCGATTGACTGTCCTAGGGACCATCCGCAGGTTCTTCTTACCGTTGGAGCCGCCCTTGGACAGCGGTTTCTTGTGGTCAACCTCCATTCCGTCGCCCTTGCGGGCTCGACCGGCCTTGACCATCTCGCGGCGGTTGCGGTTTCTCTGAGCACGCTGCTTCTTGGCCCTGGTGCTCGCGTGGTACTTGCGGTACTCAGCGTTTGCCATCAGCAGTTCCACTTCCTCAGTGCCTTGTTGATCCGCGAGTTCGGGTTGTTCGCTGTCTTCGAGCTGGTCAGCTTCTTCTTCATGCCGCTCATCCGACTGCAGAACGACGCTCGCCGCTTAGCATCCTTGCTGCCCTTCTTCAGCTTGCTCGGCTTCGTGGTTACAGCGGTCTTGAGCTTGCTGCCTGGGTTTTCAGCGCGGTAACGCGCCACGCCCTTAGCGGTCAGCCCTCCAGACTTCGACTTATCACCACTCTTGACAGAGAAACGCTTGGGCATCGTGCCCTTGCTCTTCTTACGCGCCACTTGATCCTCCTTGCGGGGGGCCAGTAGGCGCCTGCTGCTGCATAGCGCCCAGAACACGGCTCATCTGCTGGCCTGCGTTAGGCAGCTCCTTGCTGGGCTGCTTGGTCTGCACAGGCTTATTCGGCTGCCCAGCCTGCGCCTGCATCATCGGCGTAGCGCTCTTCAGCGGCACCTGAGCCTGGGCCTGCTGCATGCGCTGCAGATCCTGCGCAAGACGCTCCAGCAGCTCAGGACGCACCAGCTCAGGCAGGTCAGGAGCATTCATCGCGTTGCCGATCTTCTGGAAGTGGTCCAGCCACGGGTAGTCCGGGTACTGAGCCATAGCAGGCAGCGTGTTCAGGATGAGACTGTGCATCTCCATGGCGCGCTTCTGAGCCATGCCCTCCGACGCACGCTCCATGCTGTAGGGCTCGATCTCAAGCTCTAGGTCTTCAAACCCGTAGCCCTCAGCGTCGTCGTGGCCACCGCCCTCGAAGTAGGGAGCAGCATCAGGCGGTAGGCCCATCTGGCGAGCCACCTCACTGCCCAGAGGGAAGACGATGCGGTCGTCGTGGTACATGTAGAAGGCAACCTTCTCCAGCACCGCAGTCACTGAGTCCGAGAACGCCTGCTTGATGTACGCAATCCGGGTGTTTGCTGCCTCAGACGCGATGGTGTGTTCCGTTGCCGTGCCAGCTCCAGATACCGCTCCACGCAGCGCTTCGTCCATCCCGAGTGCCCGGTCCGCTCGCTCGCGGCACGTAGCGATCCAGCGGGCTTGCTGTTCTGTTTGTCCGCCAAGTTCAAACTCCTGCACCATGGCGCGACCGTCCTCGAACGGAACGACCGCGACGTAATCGTGACCAGTGTCCTTGACGAGCTGCGCGGTGCGCGGGTCGTTGACCCCCACGATGCGCTTGTGCTTCATCATGCTGTTGCTAGCTGCCCGAACGTGCTGGTTCAGGTCGCCAATCTGCGCCTCCACTGCCGTCAAGGGGCTTAGCGGAATGGGGCTGTCCGGCACCTTGTAGACGCCGAAGATGCTGTAGGGCCCTGTTCGCGGACCGTAGTACGGGCGCGGCTTACGCAGATAACGACCCAGTGGCTGTGCCCCCTCAGGCGACGCGCAGCTAGCTAGAGTCAGGATGGTGCCGTGGAAACCCATCCTCGGGCCAGGGCTCTCCTCCATCTCGTAGTCCGGCACCCAGACCTCGTAGACGACGATCTCGTCACGGTCGGGATACTTGCGCTGACTGCCCTCGTCGCGGTCGACGTCAGACGCAGCGGCCTCACGGATAGCGTCCTTGTCCCACCCAGGCTCCTTTCCAGCCATCGCCAGTAGCTCCTTACGGGTACGGCGATACTCGTGCCCCATGAACAGGGCGTCACTGGGGCGGCTGCATCCCGGGTCGATGATGAACTGCTTTTGGCTGACGCGCTCGACCACCGGCCACATGGTCTTGCTCGGCTTCTGCACGTCCTGCTCAGGCAGGTTGATCGCGCCACCGCTAGTGTTGGCAGCGTCCTCGCGCACGACTGCAACGCCGTAGCTAAACAGCATGTCGGTCGCCAGCTCCACGAGGCGCTTACGCAACACGCAGTCGCGCACCCAGCGGTTAAGACCGTAGCGCAGAGCCGTCGCCACGTCGTTGACGGGCCCGGGCTTGCGGCTGTTCACCTGCACGCGCGGGTTGTCGAAGATCAGCTTGGGGATCATCAACGACACGTACTCGTAGTACGTGTTCTCCGGCGCGTAGTCCTCGCCAACCGTGTACGTATCCTTTTTGTAGTGGGGGCCGTGGAAGCGCTGGACTTGGTCGTTCAGCGACTTGAGGTGCCGGTTGCGATACTCAATCGCAGCCTTGACCTCCTCCATCGCGCTCTCGGGGTCGTTAAACGACATAGGGGACTCCTTTCACTTCCTTGTGGTTAAGCAGTTTGCCGAAGCTGTTGTCAGGGTAGTCCCATCCACTGTCCTCGACGGCCATGTCACGGTTCCACATGAACATGGCAGCGTACCGGAGACAGTCGATCGCGTGGTCACTGCACGTCGGGTCAGGTCTCTCCTTTACGGGCTTACCGTCACGGCTCTTGGTCCAGATGTAGCTAGCCATCTCGTCCTCAAGGCAGTACGGCTTCTTCTTCTCTACGCGCTCCTTGTCGCGACCAACAAGGCTGTCGCGCAAGATGTAGATACGGGGGCCATTGTCGACCTTGCTCAAACCCCACCGCACCATGTCGATACCGGTGCGAATGGCGTTGCGCGCCTTCCGGGCGATACGGTTGCCGTTCCGCCCCCGTGCGTGCCCCAGACGGTCGTTGAAGACCTTGATGTACTCAGGCTCACTAGGGTCGCAGACCAGCGCCTGTAGATCGTACTTCTTGTGGTACTTGACCACGTGCTCAGCCCACCAGTCCTGCGTCTCTCCGGTGCGGTATATCTCGGCGATGCGGTACATGCGGTCGTCGTTGACGCCCCAAATCTGTAGGCACCCCGGGTGTCGCAGGCCCTTGTCGTAGGAGGCGAAGCACCACTTGAACTCGGGCGCGTCCTCCTTGTCGATGATGTGGATGCTCGGGTCCCACTCCTCGAAGATGACGCCCTCCTCGCTGGCCCAGCGGCCCTCGTAGAGGTTGGCGCGGCGAGCACCGTGCGGCAGGTTAGCGAGGATGCCGTTGACGTACGCGTTACCGCGCTTGGTCCAGTCGCCCTTCTCGTGGTCCCAGTAGGTAGGATTGTCTTGGTGACGCGAGAGCAGCCGCAGCTTCTGGTCCTTCTTGTGCCGTTCGGGCACCTCACGGAAGCCCTGCGGAAAGTATTGGTTCAGCCAATGGTACTCGCCTGCGGGGTTCGTGTCCGCGATGCGCATCTGCCACGGCATCACGAAGTTACGGTTTGCACGCGACAGGTACTCCCAGCTGTGCTGGTCGATCTCACGCGCCTCGAAGACCGAGATGACGTCGTATTGCGTCGAGAAGGTCTTTTCCGGCTTGTCGAGCCCGCCTAGCACGATGTGAGAGCCGTTGGGGTAGTGGTAGTTCTGCCGGTTGTTCCGGCCTGCAGAGCCGTGAATAGCGGGGTGTCCAGGCCACAATACTTCCTGCTCGAAAGTAACTAGCACTGATTCGGCCAGCGACTCTCTTGTTTGACGAAGCATGAGTACGCGGATGCCTGGGTACGCTTCGCATAGGTAGTTGATCCACTCCAGAAGCGCGCGCGTCTTACCAGTACCTGCAGGGCCCTCAAGCAGCAGCTCTGCAGGCGCCAACGTCCACAACTCACGCGCAGCGCCGTAAGGGGTGTAGTTGTGAACGACCTCACTCATCGGCTAATCAGCCCCGTGACGTAGATTTTGTTGGCCCAACGGATTGTGCCGTAGTTCTGCGTCGCGACAGAAAACTCGATGTAGTAGTTGTTGCCTCCCTCCAGCTTCCACGTCTCGTCCCCGTTGATACCGGACTCGGTCAGGCGGAACAGGAAGTTGTAGCCGATGTCGTCATAGCCGTCCCAGAACGTGTACTGCAACGTGTTGAACACGTAGTCAGCCACAGCGGCGGTGTCCGTGATGGTGGCGATTCGCTTCACCCTACGCGTAGAGCCAGTCGCGCTGTCGCGAATCAGGTCGACGGTAATGATGTCACCAACCAGAGCGGTGCCGTTGGACTTAGACGACGACGCGTTCTCCAGATACTGCTGGCTAGGCAGCGTAATCCGGTGAGCAAACCAGACGTCGTTGCCCTCGGTCACGTCGATTTTGACTGTCTGGCTCATTAGACGGTGATTGCAATGGTTGGACGGGCGTCAGCAAAGGCCGTGCAGTTACCGCGCGGGCTCCACCAGTTGTACAGCTGCGCCGGGAAGAAGTCCGGCCACGCAGCCACGTTAGCCTCGGTGTCGATCTGCATCTGGATGCTGTGGATCAGGTTGCCAAGGCTGCCAGTCTTGACGTCGTTGAAGGTCGCGATGTCGTCGCTGCCGTCAAAGTTGCTGACCCAGACCGGGTTAAACACCATCAGGCACTTGCTGTAGTCGGCAAAGTCCCAGCCCTTGCTGTCTGCGGTGCTGTACCCGTCATCGACTAGCGGCAGGTAGGCGGTCTCTGTGCTCTCGATCAGCCAACCGGGCTCGGCTGGCGTCCTGTCAATCAGAGTGCCGTCGTATCCCCACGCGCTAAACGAGCGAGTGTTAGTCGCGTCACCATCGTTGTAACGATAGGCGTGCGTGGTGTCGTGCGCGGCAGTCGGGTCGAACGCCGCAGGCTCATCCGGCACGTAGTTGACCATCCATAGCGTCAGGCCCCAGATCGGGTCGCGCCTCACGCCGTACCAAATGTTCCACGCTGATGCAGTCAGGCGCTCTGGGGCACTGTTCGTCAGGATGCCAGACACCGTCGCGTTCTTCTGACGGCCCCACATGTTCTTCATCGACCAGAACCAAATCTCAGTGCCGGTTTCAGAGTCGTAGTAGTACTCGCCAGTCGCGCTGCCGTACGGGCGCACGTCGTTGCCGCTAGCATCCACGATGCTCGTCGTCTGCCAACGCGCAGGCTGCTGAACGTACCCCGCCAAGTAGCTGGTGTAGGTTATGACCTGATCCGCGCTGTCAGCGCCACCAGTGCCCTGGCTTGGCGCGGCCTCCTGCCTAGTCACAGTCACGACTCGACCGACGCGTGTCGCGGCGAACTTAATGCCTCCGCCAAGGGTGCGGACAGCCGTTTTGAAGTTCTCGGCAGTATCCTCAGCCGTCGCGCCAAGCTCGATGTCTGCGCCACTGCCGTATGTCAGCACGTTGCTAGTGCCGTCGACGTACTTCATATCGACGGTGCTACCCGACAGGTTGATGTGCAGGGTCTCGGGGAACTCGAAGACAGCAGACGCCTTCGTCTGATCGCCGAACGTGCCGTATCCAGCGGTTGGCGCCACGTTCCGCATCCTGAACTGCACACTGCTGCTACGCGCCACCTGTCGGGCGCGGTAGCCCACGCTCACGATCTCGTGCTGGTGGTCGGCGTCCTCCGACTTGAACGGCTCAACGCGGTACGCCGCCCGCACAAAGTTCTCACCACCGCCGGGGGGGACGTGACCGATCCATGGCCCACCGCAATATTGCACGGTAAAGAGCTGTCTTGTATAGCTGGGCCCAGCGGTGACCTGATCCGTGTTGACCCACCACTCCATCGAGTTCCCCGTGATCGGGTCGGTCACCGGGCTCGCAGCAGTCTGGGTCTCGAAACGTACGAAATCCTGTGCTTCGGTCGTCGTTGTATGCCCGCCAAATCCATAGCCAGTCGGGTAACCGGGGTGCCATCCGTCTTTGTCGTATAGACCGTAGTTGTCCTGCCGCAGCCGGGCGAAGTCGTTGCTAAAGCACCACTGGTTCTCGTCACGGTGGACGTAGTAGCCGGTCAGGTTCTTGATGCCCGTGTCGGCGTCGAACTGCTCCGCCGGATACTTGAGTGCGCCGCGCTCGATCAGCGCTTCCAGCGTGTAACTGCCGCTGCCGCTGTACGCAATGAACGTAACAGTCTGCGTCGCAGGGCTCGCACTTGTGAACGTGACCTTCTGGTTGCGCGGGTCCGTTTCTGGGTCGCCATCAATGCGGATAACGTCGGGCAAAGGCGTCTTCCACGTGTCA